GCATTTGATGTTGCTAAGAGTTTATTGACGCCTGGATCTGGAATGGCTGGGATAAAAGGTGCACTCCAAGGCCCAGGCGGATTCGCAGGCGGCCTTGGTGCTATAATGAGTGTCTTTAATGGTAACGTAGACACGCCTGGAGGTGCGTTATCTGCTGGATTGGGTGTTTATCAACTGTTAAGGGGTGGTGGTGTCGGCGGTGTCTTGGGTGGTGGTATCGGGCGTCTCGGCGCAGAATTATTTACTAGAAACATGACAGACATGGGTCTAGCCTCCAACTTCATGGGTCGCCTTGGTGGTGGAATGATGAACTTTGGTGCTGGTATGTCCGCTGGTGCTAGTACAGGATTTAATATAGGCGGCCAAGGGTTTGGGGGTATGGGTCAAACTGGATTTGCGGCAAATGCAGGTGCTGCATTAGGTGCTATTGGTAATGGTATGATGACTTACGCTATTGCTAATATGTTGAGTGGTGGATATGAAATTAACAAGAGTTTGAATAAAGTTGCCGGCGCTGTTGGTGCGTTTTTTGGTCCGGTTGGTGCTGCCATTACTGGTGTTGTTATGGGTGGTCTTAATCGTTTGTTTGGTAGGAAGGCAAAAGAATACACCGACGTTGGTTTAGATCTAAATCTAGGAACAGACACTACAGGTCAAGTTTATAAAGACTGGATCAAAAAAGGCGGTGTATATCGTTCTGATAAGAAGGGTACGGAATATGATGATCTTGATAATGAGTTAGTTCAATACTTTAATAGTTCTGCAAAAGCCATACAACAAGGTTATGGTAGTCTGGCAGAAATGATGGGTCTTAGCGCAGATTCTATCGTAGGTTTTGCGCAATCATATTCTATATCACTCAAAGGATTATCTGCTGCAGAACAACAGAAGAAAATTGCCGAGGCAATGGAACAGTACGCTAGAGATGCTATTAGATCATCTTACGGCGACGTATCTAGATTCTCTAAACAGGGTGAAGATACTCTACAAACATTTGAAAGAATGGCTACTGCAGCTCAGAGTGTCAACTATTGGTTTGATGCATTAGGATATACTGCTGAACAAACGGTTGATATGTTCAGTAAGATGGTGGATGCACAAGGTTTATTGACAGCATCTTCTACAGGATTATTTAACGTTGATTGGATGAACTCTCCATATTATAAACAGATGATGGAAGAGTTTGGTGGTGGCGACTACGCTGGTGGTGGTCGTGGAGCATACTCTCAGTACTTCACTGATGGTATGGCTAATATGTTCGGTGGTGGTATTCCTATAGCATATTTACAAAACATGTATGGTCAAGGTCAACAAGGAACATTTGAACCTACCGAGGAACAGAAAAAATTAGCAATCGCTGGTGCGCAAGCAAACTTTGTTGAAATGTTTGGTGGTGAAGAAAACTTTGGTAGAGTAATGCAAAGTTACTTTAGTGGATTTTACACACCAGAAGAACAAGCTGAGTTTATGGCACGCCAAGCAACTATACAGGCACAACAACAATTAGAATTGGTTCAAACTCAACTTGATGCATTGTCGGAACAGTTCGAAGGCATTGATCCAGATCTTGCACAAAGACTTGAAGGTATTACAAGTAGAGAACAAATAGAAGAAGCAAAAGCTGAGTATAGAAAGGCAATTGAAGCCGCAATGGAAGCGGGTGATATGGCACTTGCTGCAGAACTCCTACAGAGTGCAGACATATTCACTCAAGCGGCAGAGATGCAATTACAGGCCGCAGAAATGAACGGCGAAGCGGCAAGTAGTGCTCAAGACTATGCAATTGGTCAAATTGAATCTGGTTATTCTGGTGTATATGTTAGTACCAATCAGGCAAGTGGTAATTTAGGAACTTCTGCTGCGCTGATACAAGATGATATGTCATCAGAACCATCTGCACAAGTTAATGCAATTACGCCTATTGTTATGGGTGGAAATACTGTTAATAATTCTTCCGCACAAATTAGTAGTATGGGTGGGGGATCTGGTTCATCTGTTAGAGATTATCATCCAATTCTTTCTATTGATGTTAGAGGAACAACTGCAGGTTATTTGGGGTTAGGTAGTAGATAATAAAAAGGGGACCGAAGTCCCCTAGTAATCGTTCTGGTGATTTTAAGTGCATATCACAACGCGACACTGCACTCCTATATGGATACCCAAGGCGATTAACCCTCGCGTTTAACCTTCAGCAAGTTTTTCAAAGTAAGTCAAACCATCATCATCATCTTCGCTTGACCAAGGATCGTCACTGGCTTCTTCAACCGTTTCTTTCCTTGTTTGAACTACAGGTTCTTCTCTAGTTGGCATGGGTCGTTCAACATGAGAAACCTCTTGGTTTAAGTCAAGAACAAAGTTTAGTCGATCTTTCAACTCATCATAGGTCTTGAAATTGGTTTCGCTGATAAACTCATTAAGAGGATATTCAGTATTCCAAATTCGTTCCAAATCATCTTCATCTTCAGATAATGGTTCTGGAGAATCAAACTCAGACTTGTCGTAGTTACGATAACCTTCAACATTACGAATCTTCAACTTGAAGTTTGCACCTTCCCACAAATCAAAAGGATTTACAGGAGTTTCATCATCAAACTCTGGGTTCATCATGTCATTCAGCTTGTCAAAGATTTTCTTGCCAAACTTGAACAACTTAACTTCGCCTTCGTTTTCAGGATTAGAAGGATCTTTTACAACGTAGATGTTTGCGATGTAAGAAAGACGACGCTTTTGCTTACGTGCAATATCTTTGTCCGAATCCAAACCAGAGTTCCAGAGAGCTGAGTTATGCTCAGACACCGGATCTTTTTGGTTGATGGTGGTCAGTGAGTTTTCAATATACCACTTACCCGTTGGACCTTGAAAAGAGTGAGACCACAACTGAACCCAAGGCATATCTTCATTTTGTGGTGAAGGTAGAAAACGAATAACGGCATAACCGTTACCAGATTTATCTACTGATGGTCGCCAGAAACGAGTATCCTCATAGGATTTCTTTTCTGATGTTCCACCAAGCTTGGTGATCTCGTTAGTTAACTTCTTGAGATCTTTGTTGCGTTGACGTTTTAGTTCTGCAAAGTTATTTGCCATATGTGTTACCTCGTATGTTTTTGTATGTTAATTGTATTTTTGTCTTATCCACTTTTTTCATTATGTAATGGTATACAGTCAACTGACCATATTCCTTAGTGCAGATTTATACCTTCCGATATCAAACGCCATAAAGGGCCGATACTTCTTGCACAATCTGCTGACCTCATCGTATAATGGGTCAGATAGTATATTATCATAATCATCCATAAATGTCAAGATGTCATTTAAAATAATTAATGTTTCTATACTAATTTCTTTTTGGAGGAACATACGAATGATCTCCGGATGTTCGTTCCGTTTAGTCTTAAAGAGATTATTTATCTCGCTTGAATCTAGATCCTCAAGAAATGATACTTCGTTGTTGAAGTTGTACGACAATGACTCTTGTCTCTGTTTCCATTTCTTGTACACAGATTCACATTCTTCTGTTAATAGATTACTAACGTATACTCTACCATTTTCAACAAAGTTTGCGACTAAGAATTCTTCTAGATAATTACCTTTAGCCTTACCTAGTCGCATAAAGACAAATCGGTCCTTTCTCTTATCAAAAGATTTCTCAACTGATCTTATCTTTTTGTCATATTTAAAGTAGTCGTAGTCAGACGTAAAATGGTTTTTGAGTGCTACGTATAATCCGTATGCGCACAATCCGTCCATATCAGTCCTTTATTGGTAATCTCGCACCAGAACTCACAACCATATTATCTTTGATTGCTTCCTTCTCTATTCTAGTTTTCATCTTAGCTGTAACCAAAGATGCGGCAGTCTCAACTTCAATATTGTTTTTTTCACAATACAAAAGAACAGCATCAATCATAGAGATTGGTGCCTTCTCTCGCATAATGTTAACAATATTTTTCTCAAAGTCTTTCTGACTAAGAATCTTCAGTTTTGCTTTTGATGGTTGTTTTTCTTCCATAGATACTGGCTGATGTTTATACAGTTTCATCTTCCTGAACTCCATCAAAAATTTCTACTTCAACTTCCAGAGGTTTTTTGGTGTTTCTTTCTTTTGCACGACGGATCGCATTTAGTCGTCGTTGTTCTTTATCTGCAAGTCTCCGAAACTTACGGTTAAGTCCTGTTGGGTCCGGCTTACCAAATTGCTTTGGTGGTTCTTGCACTGGATTGTCTGATCTCAGTCGCAAAATATTTGATGCAACATCTCTTGCATTATGAGGCAATTCTTGGTATAATCTCTTACCAGCTTTAGACGAATTACCCGCTTTCCTCAGTAGTTTTGCTTTCTTGCCGTTCATACGAATCTCCATTTGATGAAGACGCTAGTATACCACCATAGTCCGAACTTGTCAAGTAATTCAGACACTTTCCACAATTTAAATCATTTTCATATAGGCGCTTTAGCAAGTCACCCGAATTATCATAATCTGATTCACGGATGTCCCTGCAAACGCACAGAATCATTTTTGCTGTGCGTATGCTTCTAGGTGCTTGATGTATTCTCCAATACTGTGGTCACCGAAACTATCAATCTTGCCTTGTTTTAGACCATTCCAGATACCACGCAGTTTGTCTT